AGATTGGTGCTGGCATACTGCAGTCCGCTCCGACTGACGGTCAGTATTGCTGGATTCAGATCAAAGGTGCCGCAACCATGGCAGCAGCTCTCACTGCTGGCGCGGACGGCGACCCTCTGACAGCGACCGGGAGCTCAGACGGAAAGCTCGACGTGACTGCTGACGTGACCAGTGTAGTGGTCGCCTACGCAGGTGATGCGTCTGACAAGGAAATCATTTGCGATTTCCCGTTCTAACTTCCTCCGACTGGGGCGGCTTCGGCCGCCCCCGTTTTCACCATGATCAAGGGAGAGATCATGCCATCCAAGGCTATATTTTTTCAGCGTGAGCTAAATGGAGAACAACGAGATTTTTGTCGCATTTCTGTGCAGGGCATCCGCGATGTTTGGGAGGGGCCAGTGCGGCCCCAAGACCTGAGCCGGTTTCCTGACGAGTGGGACGAATACAAGAAGCAGCAGAAGAGGCCCAAGAAGAAAGGCGGCAACCTCAATGATCTGCCAGGCATGTCAGAGCCGCGCCGCGTTGAGCTTGAGCTTGCGGACGTTGAGACCATCGAAGAGCTTGCTGCTGCTGATGAAGTGCTGCTGCGCAATATGGGTGAGCCGTATGTGCAGCTTAAAAAAATTGCTGGGCTTCACCTCGGTGCAAAGCCCAAGCGGAGCCGCAAGCCAGCGGCCGAACCAGTAGAGGAGCCGGCTGATGAGCCTGCTGACGATAGCCCAGACGATAGCTGACTTCACAGGGTTTGAGCGCCCCAGCACTGTCGCTGGGAACACAGATCCGATTGCAAGACAGCTTCTGGCCATAATAAACCGCGAGGGCAAGCAGCTCATGCGGTCAACAAACTGGCCAATCTTGATGAAGGAACACACCTTTTCCACGGCCAACGGCACTCAGAACTACGCGCTGCCGACAGACTTTGACAGGTTTGTCAGTGGCACAGCCTACAACCGTAGCGATCTCGACCAGATGACTGGGCCTATCACTCCGCAGCAGTATCAGGCTGACAGGTTTGGCACGACGAGCACAGGCATCATTGATCGCTTTCGTCTAAAGTCCAGCAGCAACGCGCTGCGCTTTGATATCACCCCAACGCCGACCGCCACCGAAACGATTGGCTTTGAATATGTTTCAAGCCACTTCAACCAAACCAGTGGCGGCACCTCGCAAGCTGCTTTTGCTGCTGATACCGATGTCGGCATCCTTGATGAAACATTGATAGAGATGGGCGCGACCTGGCGTTTTAAGCAGGCCCACGGCCTAACTTACGATGAAGACTTCCGGCAGTATCAGCTTGAGCTGCGTCAGGCGATTAGTCGGTCTGGCGGTGCGCCAATCATAACGATGACTGATGCAAGGCGTCTGCTGGTCAGCCCTTACTCCTACAATTTGCCTGACAGTGGCTATGGGATCAGCGGCTAATGCTGCAGGCACTTCCACAATCTCGCCGGTTTGCAGTTAAGGCAGCGGCGGTGCCGGCCCCTGTGGGCGGCCTGAACAGCCGTGACAGCATCGACGCCATGCCGCCGACTGACGCCATCGTGATGAGCAACTTTTTTCCGTCTGTTGAAAAGGTGACACTGCGTGACGGCTTTACTCAGTTCTGCACTGGTATCGGCACAGGCGACGTTGAAACGCTTGTCGAACACAATGCCGGCGCAAACCGTCAGCTTCTGGCTATCGGCAGCGATGGCGTCTTGTACCAGATTGATAGCGGCACGGCTGTCAGCAAAAAGACCGGCCTTGCCAACGGCAGGGCAGAATCGGTCGAGTTCAACGGCCTTACCATCTTTGTGCCGTCGGGGGCGAACGTGCCTTTTAGCTGGAACGGGTCAAGCGCCAGCGATCTGTCGATCACGCTGTCTGATAGCGCGAACGCAAACACGCTAACTGGCGTTCATGCCTATAAAAATCGCCTGTACTACTTCACCGGGACAGATCAAAACTTTTATTATTCTGCGACTGTAGACACTCATCAAGGCAACTTTACAAAGTTCCCCACCGGCCTCGTCGGCACCTTTGGCGGCAACCTCATCATGATCCAGACGATCACGATTGACGGCGGTGAAGGCGTTGATGATTTGCTGGCGCTAATCATGAGCAGCGGTGAGGTTCTTGTTTACAGCGGCTCAGATCCTAGCTCATCCAACTTTGCCTTGGTCGGCACCTTCCGCATAGCTGAGCCCGTAAATGAAAAGCGTGCCTGCGCCAAGCTCGGCGGCGACGTGATTGTGATGACCAAAGAGGGCTACCTACCGCTGAGCGCTGTGATACGGCAAGATAACGTCGGCGCAAAAGCGGCTGCGATATCAGAAAAGATTCGAGGCACTGTGATTGCTCAGGTGAAGGCCACCGGCACCTTAACAGGCTGGCAGATTTTCGTCAGCCCTGATGGCGATAAGGTTATCTTCAACTATCCGACCGGCGAGACAGACGCCTACAACCAGCACGTCTTCAACCCCATCATCCGCGCCTGGTGTGTTTTTGAGAACGTGCCGGCAAATGTGTGGGGCCAGTTCAACGGAGACACCTATTTCGGCAGCGCGTCCGGCAAGGTCTTCAAGGTCACGGGCGACAGCGACAACGGTGAGAACATCGTTGGCGATATCGTCACGGCCTACAACTATTTCGGTGACCGTGCCAGCTTCAAGCGGTTCAGTTCAGTCCAGCCGATGCTGGAGGGCGACACCGATGTTGTCTTCAGCTTTGGAGTGGCGACAGATCAGAAGCCGGCCAGCACAATTGACGTTTCACCTGTCACTTTCGCCAGTAACTTGGCGGCCTGGGACTCGGCAACCTATGATGACTTTTTCTATGCGGACACCAGCGGCGCAGGGATCACCAAACGGCGCAAGGCTGTGAACCGCGTCGGCTACTCTGCGGCTTTACGCATCAAGGTTGCCACTAGCACGCAAACTATCAGCTTCATCTCAGCACACTATACTTTCCAACCGGGAGGGCCAGTCTGATGCCATTCTCATCCGGCACCTTTACGCGCACGTTTGACTGTACGACCGACAGGGACAATGGCGTCAAAATCCTTGCCAGCAAGTTCGATACCGAGTTCGACGGCATAGCCACCGGCCTTTCGACTTGCATCCTCAAAGACGGCACACAGACTTGCACGGCGGCGATACCGTTTGCTGAAGGTCTTACTGTGCCTGACAACAAGACCATCGTGCTTGGTACAAACAGCGACATCACAATTCAATATGATGAGACGACCAACGACGCCCTAGAGATTGCTGCCAACGTGGAGGGCGCGGCGCTTGGCGTTGTGCTGAAGGCCGACCAGGGCGATGACAACGCAGACCAGCACAAGCTCAACATAGCTGACGGCGGCGTGCTGACCCTCCAAAGCAAGATCAGCGGCGGCTTTGTCACCTACCTAACTCACACGCCAAACGCCACGGTTGCCGACAGCACAACGGCTGTTGCAGGCAATCTGACTGTCGCTGGCGACCTGACGCTAGGGTCAGGCGCTGTGATCAGCGAGGCTGAGTTAGAGGCCATTGACGGCGTCACAGCAGGCACTGTGACGGCATCCAAGGCCGTCATTGTTGACAGCAACAAGGACATTGCCAGTTTCCGCAACGTGACTCTGACCGGCGAGTTGGATGCTGGCTCCCTAGACATCAGCGGAGATGCCGACATTGATGGCACGCTGGAAGCTGACGCCATGACGCTAAACGGCACGGCCATCACGGCAACAGCCACGTTAGACACAGGCATATCAAACAACAACGTGCCGAAATTCACCAGCGGCGTGGCTGACGATGATTTTCTGCGCGTGGCTGGTACAGCCATCGAAGGCCGGTCTGCATCTGAGGTGCTGTCAGACATTGGCGGTCAAGCCAGCCTGACATTCGGCATTTCAAACACCAACGCAGTCAAGATCGACAGCTCATCCGTCGCTGATGACGAATATGCTCGATTTACTGCAAATGGTTTGGAAAGCCGGTCAAATGCAGAGGTTTTGTCAGACATCGGTGCGGTCTCACAGGCTACAGCGCAAGCCGATGCGACAGCTTTGGCAATAGCGCTGGGATAGAGGGTAAAATATGGCAAACACTTTCAAAGTAGTATCGCACGACGTGATGCCAGCGAGTGCTGGCACACCCGAGGATTTGTACACAACGCCAGGATCGACCACGACAGTCGTGATCGGATTGTTGATTGCAAACATTCATACCGCGCAAGTCACCGCATCGGTGAAGCTGGTCAGCGATACATCCGGCGGTGGCAGAGCCGCGACTAACACTACCACGTTCCTTATCAAGTCCATGCCGATACCTGTGGGCGCGTCAATGGAGGTGCCGCTAGGCGGCAAACTGGTTCTGGAAACCACAGACAAAGTGCAAATAGATTGCTCAGTCGCTGACAAGGTTTCAGTCACCATGAGCATTATGGAGATTACCTGATGAGCAAGGATCGTTTCATTGGTAAGGACGGGCGGCAGACTAGCTATGAAAGCATTATCCGACAGAACGAACAGACTGTGGTTGCAAGCCTGACCATTGATTCAACTAACAGTGGCCTGTCGGCTGGCCCTATCACGATTGACACCAGCACCACCGTCACAGTTAACGGATACTGGAGCATCGTATGACCAGCGTATTGAATGTAGACACGATTGCAGATAAGGCTGGCACTGGTCCGGTAGGGCTGACGAAGCAAGAGGCTGCTAAATTATATTCGTATTACACTCAAACGACTCCAGCGGTCACTGGGAGTTTTGGAGTGAGTTCCATTTCTGACGACTCTAGTGGTAGGTATACTATTAGTTTCACTAATTCGTTTTCAAATGCAAATTATTCAACAGGTGGCATGGCTTCATTAGACGGCGATCCGAACGCTAGGTTCAACATGACCTACGAAACCAAAGCAACAGGCACCGTAAAAATGAACACATTTAATATTAGCAGTGCTGATGAGTACAAAGACGGGTTGTCAGATGCACAGTTGCTGGGAGACCTCGCATAATGGCAAGCATACTCAAAGTCGATACAATCACAGGAGTAACCACGGCTGGCTCTATTGCGGTGACAGGCGAGGGCAACTCGACCACAACGAATTTGCAGCAGGGGCTCGCGAAGGTTTGGATTAATTTTGACGGAGATGCGTCAGACATTGCAATACGAGATAGTTTCGGTGTGAGCGGAAACTTAGACAACGGAACTGGCGACTATACAATCACTTTCTCCAACGCAATGAGTAATGGTAGTTACTCACTTGCAGGTGTGGGTGAAGCAGGTGGTGGTGGTAGCGTAATGGCTTTGGCAGTAAACGGCACTGATGGTCTAACGACAGCGTCGGCCAGAATATTTACTAAAACAGGCAGTCCTGCTGACAGTAATGTGGTCACGTCTACAATCAACGGAGACCTCGCATAATGGCTAGTGAACTGAGAGTAAACACCCTGAAGGATGCCAGCGGGAACAACAGCGTGGCTACGTCTACTGTTGCACAGGGTAGTGCGAAGGCTTGGTTGGCTGCTGAAACAGACGCACAGCCATTTGACTCGTTCAACACGGCATCAGGGCAAGATAACGGAACCGGCGACTATACCTATGCCTTTACCAACGTAATGAGCAATGACGACTACTCAATTACCGCCTGCGCTTCTTATGCAGCTATCTTGGCGTTTGACAACCCTGAAAGAACAACCTCAAATTACAACGTCAGGATTTTTGCTAGGACTGATAGCTTGACTAATGACAATGCCAAAAATAATCAGGCAATCCACGGAGACCTCGCATGACAGTGACACCTGAGTTTACCGGCACACATCTGTGGGACAGGCTCTGCTGGGCCAAAGAGAACCTTGAGGGTGTGCAGTCAGACTACCGGGTTGTCTACGAGGACAGCGTAGACGAGTGCGCCAAGATACTGGTGCCTGACCCTAATTGGATGGCCTGTGCATTGCAGGGCGGTATCCTGCCGCCTGTCTGGGTATACTGGGAGTTAGCGAAGGATGAGGCACAGCCCGACTTCAAGAAACACACACGCGGCTACTTGCTGCATGACACGGAACCGATGGGGCCGATGACCGAGGAACAGGCCATCGAATACCTCATTCAGAAGGACGTGCCGCAGTCTGTCTGGCGCGAGTGGGATGCCGGTAATAAACCCAAGATGGTGATCTGCCGCAAAGAACAGCTTCCGGGCACACGAGAGTGGCGCAATGCTTGGAAGATATCTGAAGACATAGCCACAAATCATCACATAGCCGCATAGGAGCGATCCACATGGCAACCACCTACATCGTTGATAAGGACGGTAATCAAATAGATGCGTCCGAAGCCACAGTCCCATCTGACCGTCATTTTCGTGGTGCTTGGTCACTGTCGGGTAAAGTCATTTCTGAGGATTTGACCAAGGCCAAGGAAATATTCAAAGACAAAATCCGTGAAGTGCGTGGTCCGCTTTTGGAAGCACAAGACGTGGCTTACATGAAGGCCCTTGAGGCCGACGATGCGTCTGCCAAGACTGCGGCTGTCAACGCTAAGACTGCCTTGCGTGATGCACCGGCGGCATCTGCGATCACGAGCGCAGACACGATTGCAAAGCTCAAGGCCGCTTGGGATACCAGTGTGCTTGGCGACAGCCCATACGCTTCATGAGCAAGCCCACCGCTGCATCCGTCCAAGCACAGATCGACACCCATGAAGCCGTTTGCGCTGAACGCTGGAAAGAGACCATCCTTCGGATCAAGCGCATCGAACACATCATGATCGGTACTGCTGGCACAACGATTGTCCTGCTTGTAGGCGTACTGCTAGGGCAGTGATCCACGCATTTTTGCTGTTCGTGTTTCTCGACGGCAAACTGGTTTCAAACGACCTCTATTTCTATAGCGTTGATGACTGCACTTACTTTGCCCGTGCGCTGCACAAGCAAGGTGGGCAAATCACGGCCTATTGTCTGCCTAAATTCATAGATCCAGACAAAGTGAAGGTGTACTGATGCTTGATCCAGTCAGTATCGGCACGGCTGTCCAAGTGGCGACCGGGGCCTTTAAGGTGCTGCAGAAAGGTTTTGCGGCGGGGCGTGAGCTAGAGCAGATGACGCAGGATCTGTCACGCTGGATGTCTGCTGTTTCAGATGTCGATCATTTAGAAAAAAGCGCTAAGAGCCCAAGCCTGTTCCTCAAGCTCACGAAAGGCAAGAGCATAGAGAGCCTGGCGCTAGAAGCCTTCACGGCCAAAAAGCAACTAGAGGATCAACGCTACCAGCTCAAGCAGATGATCCAGCTCACGCGCGGCGTGGCTGCGTGGAACGAGCTGATCGCCCTGGAGGGCAGGATCCGCAAGCAGCGTCAGGAAGCCATCTACGCAGCTCAGCAGCGCCGTCAGAAGATCATTGAGTACATTGCCTGGACGGTCGTGATCGGGGCTGGCTTGGCCACCCTGACAGCCTTTGTGCTGCTACTGAAGGCGCACACCGCTCAGGCAAATGACATGACAACGTGCCGTCTGGTCAAGTGCATCAAGCTCGACAAGCAGCAAGAGGCCTGCGTCTATCGCGGGGCGCATAACACCCAAGAGACGCTGTTCTTTAATTACGGCGAGTGGAAACCACGCGAATACCTGTGTCAGTGGAACCCTGACCAACCACCGCC